AGCAGACTGGGCTTCAGGACAAAGTGTATCTGAAACAACACCAATCGTTAGACTCTTCCAAATAGAATCTTCTTCGAGAGGACAAACATGCATACCTACATCTTTTTCAAATCTGAAAGAGCGCTTCAAAAATGAAGACTCCTCAATTGTGATGTAAGGTACACTTTCTGCCTCTTTGTCCGCCATTGTGTAACGGATGCCAAGATTTTTCAATGTGTTCTGGATTGCAGTGTGGTTGAACCAAGGTGTTCGCACACTTACACCCATAATGTTATCATCACCGTATGTGGCTAGTGCGACATTCTTTTTGAATGATGTTACTTCTTTCTCAGGGTTGAGTAGGTAGTAGCACATTCGCATGTACAAAGCATTAGCTAGGCCGTTGATAATCACTGTTAGTGGGTGTCCAGAAGGGTTAGACCCGTTAAAACTCATCAAATCGCCGTTGAAAGCAACAATGGGGAATGCAGTGTCCTCGGCTAAACCTTGGACTACTCGCAAATCTTCTTCGGTGTATCCAGCAGCTTTACAGATGTTCGAAAGAACGTCAAATGCAGCTAAGATAACACATGGTGGCATAGTCTTATCAAATGCAGCATAATCGCCAGCAATAATTCGATCAGTGCCAAATTTTGTAAGATAGCGGTAGAGAGTTTCCCATTCGCGTGACATGGCATTCATGCCTGGCATACCTTCCCACACATACTTATTACGTTGCAACACACGGGTGACGCTCAGTAAATACTTGCGATTCTCAATACTCCAAGCAAATGGAGCTCCTGTGAATACGCGAGTTTTACCAATAGCGGCCTTCTTGTGTGTAACAGCTTCATCCTTCAAGTGTGCATTGAAGATAGGTGCAGCACGTTCACCATTCACATACGCTGTGTGGATTTCCTCCAACATCTCCATGATTTGAGGTGTAGGTTGAACCCACTCTGTACCAGAAGGGCCCGGCAACACTTCAAGAAAATTCTTTTTGCCTTTGTTGAAGGGGAATCCAGCACTTGTGTTGCGATTCATCTTGTCGACATATTGCACACCAGCAGCACCATTGATGGCGGTAGCGTTGTCGTACACCATAATCTCAGCTAGATCATCAGAAGATAATCCGGCTAATATATCTTGAGTGTACGCTTCAACGCATTTACCTAATACATCAGTATCGATGTCCATCACGGGTTTGACCATGTCTAAAGCAGCTGTACGCCAAGGTTGGTACCCAGACATCATCGGTTTAGTATGCTTCAAAGGTATCTTACAAGTCGCCTGCACGTACTCACTAATCAAAGTTGGTTTCACGTGTGATTTAGGCGCTTGTTTGAAACCACCAAATGATCCATACACTTGCGCAGTGCCATCATCGATGTAGCGGGCTACAGACTTTGGATGCAAACTCGTCAATGGTGTTTCAAATCCTTCTACCTTGAGGTTGGGAGTGTTTGACTGAATGTGAGGCTCAGCGAAATGGTTCAAACCCTTCTGAACAATTTCATTTGTCAGAGGTAAAGAACATACTTCGGTTGAGCTACCCAAGACATGGAATCCCAAGATGACTGGACCATATGGTGTTTGAGCTAGCATAATCGAGCCACAATCACCATTGACAGTAGTTTTGGAGCAAAAAGCGCCCCACAACTCATCAGGAAGGTTAATGCCAACCACACTTGGTGTTGTGCGACGTTTGATACGCTGCAATTCATTGGTAGTGATTGCTCCCGATTCGGTACGAGCGATGTAGGAACCCTTGAAAATGCCCCCAATGTTGTGTTTTGGGAATAGATCAAGTAAGTTCTTAACAGGCGCCAGGTTTCGGATACGAATAAAAGCCACATCCATCTCTGGAATGCGGAAGATATCCCGTTGTGTGACCAGCATGGTTAAATTGCTGTTGATTCCTTCCTGAAAAGGAGCAACAACAACATCCATCTTGAAATTACCGTTATCGGGTAATCCGTGATTATTCGTCACGTAAATGTGACCACACACACCGAATGCTTTAACTCGACGTTGCACTGGTTGTCCATCCTTATTGGGAGGTGCAAAACCAAAAGAGCGCAATGATATACAATTGCGTCCAACGGCTTGCTGAACTTTTGTGAAATCCATTTCCTTCCAGGACAACGTACGTGATGACACGTCGAACGTTGACAGCGCAAAATCGTCTTTAAACCAGACATTCTGCTTCTCATCACCACGTGGCACCGGAGCTTTGCCTGTTTCACTTGTGAGTGCCTGTGAGATAAAACTCTCACCACTCAGGAAGTCGTAGGCTTTCTTTAGTCCGTACATAGTCGCGAGAGACGCAGCGATGTTAATCAACATGGGAGAGTACCCGATGTTGTGTTGAACTTTCTCGCCTAACCAACGCATTTGATCCCTGCAAGCATCAAGCGCCACTTTATCTGGAATATACTCACGCAAAATAGCATCGCGTGTCATATCCATCTTAAATAGATACGCGAGTGCTCCACTAATTCTGTGGATGCTGAGGATCTTTGTTATGATCACACAAATGGCGTACTTGATCAAATCAAGGAAGTACGCACCACGTGTTGCACATAAGGGTCCATAGTAGTTTCGTGCTTGGAGGGTCATGTCTTCTTCGATAATGGGCATACAATCACACTTAGTCATGTTCTTGTAACACCCATGACAAATCTCGATGCTCTTCATGCTCACATCACACAGATCTACTTTCTTTTGCACGTTTGCGTGTTCAACGGCCACTTTCGAGAACCAGCTCAGGAACATATCCACATTATCGAAAATGTGAATTGTCTCGAGTGTTCCTTGTTGCCTATCACGATCTTGCCCTACAGGCACAACGCGTTTGATTTCGTAGATCCAGTAGTCAGGCCATTCACCATCCACCATTTGAACAACCGATGAATCAAGCATGCAACCATCTTTCGTATATTCAGGCTTCGGTTTGACATCGATGACAAATGGTAAACGACGTTGTACAGCAAGTGGTGTTTGGAAGTAATGAAACGCATTCAAATGTTCGCAGTTACTTGTTGCAATAACAAATTCTGCGCGCATAGGAGTGCGTCCCTTATCATCCAAACTCGCTTGATCAGGCACAAAAGGCACATTGTTCACGACCTGGAGCATTTCCATAAT